CTCGATTGATGGCGAGCAGCACTACGTCTGCGTCATGTCGCCGTTCCAGGAACATGACCTTCGCATCTCCGACGCCGGTGGCTGGCTTGACATCCAGAAGGCCGCCGCGCAGGCCGAGGGTCGCAACAACCCGATCTTCAAGGGCGGTCTCGGCATGATCGACAATGTCGTGCTGCACAGCCACGAAAGCGTCATCCGATTCTCCGACTACGGCGCTGGTTCCAACGTGCTCGCCGCCCGCGCCCTGTTCATGGGGCGCCAGGCTGGCGTGTGCGCTTACGGTTCGGCTGGCGGGCTGCGGTTCACCTGGACCGAGGAGATGGCCGATCACGGCAACGAGCCGAAGGTCGCGGCCGGCGTCATCATGGGTGTCAAGAAGACCCGGTTCAACGGCAAGGATTTCGGCATCCTGTCGATCGACACCGCCGCCAAGGACCCGAACCCGTAAGGAGAAACTTATGACCATCACTGTTCCGTATGTGCGGGGTCCGGCGGTCGCGGGCAGCCAGGCTGTCAACTATCCCAGCTCGGCCGGCCAGGTCGTCCACAACCGCTTCACTGCCAACATCGGCCCCTCGGCTGCGATCGGCACGACCATCGGCATCGGCGTCATCCCGCCGGGTTGCCGTGTGGTCGATGCGGTGCTGGAAAGCAGCGTGGTTGGAGCCGGTGTCACGGCGAATGTCGGCGTCATTACCGACAGCCGCAACCCGCCTGCACCGCCCGGCTCCAACAGCGCCGCCGATCTCGCGGCACGTTCTGTCGGCTCCGAGTTCTTCGCCGCCGCGTCCATCGCCGCAGCGTCAGCTGCGCGCATGACCGCGCCGGGTGGTTTTGCGGTGGCTCCGAAGAACTATGAGCAGGAGATCGGCCTCGTTACTGCCGGCGCGATTTCGGCGGCGACGGTGCAGACCGTCACGCTGAGCGTCTGGCTCGCAGCTGCCTGAGTTCGGCGCAAACCGGGCAAGGTACTCAGGCTTATAACCGGCGACCCGAAGGTCTGAACCTCCTCTCACGGGCCAGCGGGTCGCCGGTAGTTTGAAGAGGAGCACGGGCATGGCCGACAAAGAGAGCCACTGGTACGATTTCCTGGGTCCCCAAAAGAAGGAGGGACCTAGCCGCGCGAACATGCCCAAATCTGGTGGTGCGACTGTCTCGACAGGTGGCCGCGCCCGCGCTCCAGCCGCGACCGCCGCGACGACTGGCGCCAACAAAAAGGCCACCGCCTCCGTCAAGGATCCCGACGCACCTGTTTATGACGCCAATACGGGCCGCACCACCTACCCGGTGCAGACGCGGCAGCGCAAAATCGTCACCGACATGGGCAAGGGCGTTGCCTACACGGCCGAGAGCACGGGTGGCCGCGCACGGCGTCCGATCGCGCCGGTGGACGCTCCCGCGCCCGGCATCAAGCGTCCGGGCGGCGGGGGAACGAAGAAGGTCAAGCGCACCACGACCACGGTCACGCCGACCCCTCGTCCCGCGCAGGCCGATGTGAAGCCGCAGGGCAGCTTCCGCGGCGTGCAGAGCTGGCGTGGTGGCGATGTCCCCGGCCAGGTGCGCTACGACCCCGGCACCAAACCGAACCCGACCAAGAAGCAGCGCATGAAAGCCGCCGGTGATTCCCGTCACGATTTCAGCGCGCTGAAGGGCTTCTTCAAATAGGGGGCGACGATGCCGGAAGGAATCGGGCGTCCGAACCAGCTGCGTAAGCTGAGCGCAGCCAATCGCATGGCCGAGGAGATCGCTGGCAAGCCGTCCGGTAACCCGCGCATCGACTTCCTGACCAAGGAGAATCGCCGGAAGGTCGTCAACACGATGGACGAGGGTTTGCGCAGACGCGGAGAACGCAACAAGACCCAGAAATTGATCGCCAAGTCGGGCGGCCTGGACCCTGCTAAGCACGCCACCGACAGGCTGAATTGGTTCAAGGATTGAGCGGTGGGATTGTTCATAGGCACGGAGGCAGAATTGGCCGCGTCACGCAAGAAAAGTCGTTCCAAGGGCGGCAAGGCGTTCGACAAGGAATTCGCACGCCAGCGTGCCAAAGGTGCCAAGACCTTCAAGTTCGGTGGCAAGAGCTATAGCACCGCGCTCGCAGCCGGTGGCGGCAAGCCTGCGGTCGCCGCGGTCAAGAAGACCAGCCTGGCACCAAAGACCGCGCCGACGCCGACCAGGCGGCCCGAGCAGACCACGACCGTCGTTCCGACCGACAAGCCGAGCCGGCCGTCGCCGACCGGCACCGGCGGCACGCGCACGATCGTACAAACCAAAGAGCTGCCGTCGCGCGCCAAGCCGACCTATCCGCAGGCTCCCAAAAATGCCCCCTCGCCGACCGGCACGGGCGGCACGCGCACGATAGCCCAGCCGGCGGCAGCGCCTGCCAAGCCGCTGCCGTCGCGCGCCAAGCCGACCTATGCGCAGGCACCGAAGGAGCAACCGCGTCCGGCGACAAATCGCGGCGGTGGCGCTGCTGTCGCAGTCGTCAAGCCAGCCGGTGGCGCCACGGTGGCGCCCAAGCAGCAGCGTCTGGATGCGGCGTTGGCCAAGGCCAAACAGCGGTCGGCGCAAACCGACGCCCGGGTGCGCGCCGCGCAGCCGAAGGCCGCGGTCGCCGCGGTCAAGACGGTCAACGGCGTGGAGCGGGGCGGCTATACCAGGCCCAAGACGACGGTGTTCGGCAACGTGCCGAAACCGGCACCGGCGCAGCGACAGCCGCTCAACGTGCAGCCGCCGAAGCCGGCGCTGCCGTCGCGCGCCAAGCCGACCTACCGGCAGGCCGACAAGAAGCGGACGCTGGGCATACGGCGAGGAGGGGGCTGATGGCCTTCCCGCGCGGCATAGTGCGCCCGGCGCCGAAGAAGCCGCTCAAGCCGCTGGTGCCGAACCCGCAGGCCGGGCCGGACCCCAAGTTTTACTATGACAAGCCAGTACACAAAGGTCCCAAACCTCCGCTCCAGCACCCGGTGCTGCGTGGGCGTGGAGAGCCGGCACCGCCGGAATACGCCATCAAGGGAAAGACCTATCGCTCCGACACCGGCGGCACGGTAAAGGTGGGCAAGGCGACGACGCGGTTGAAGCCGCCGATCAAAAGCCCCGGCAAGCGAAAGGGTTGAGCAATGGCGACGATTGAATGCACCTACGGCCCGGTCTCCGAGGAGGTCGGTGGGATCATGTACGAGTTCAAGCCGGACCAGTTCGGGCGCTACGTCGCCGAGGTCTGGATCGACAAGCACGCCAAGGTGTTCCTGGCGGTCGTCGACCACTACCGCCTGGTCAACAAGGACAACACCGATCCATGGGAGCCGGAGGGCGGCCCGGAGCCGTTGGCGCTCGAGCAGCTATCGCCCGCCGAGGCTGTCGTCGGTGGCGAGGACGTCGTTCTCAACTGCCGCGGCACCGGCTTCGACGAGAACAGCGTGATCGTCTTCAATGCTGGCGACGAGCCGACCACCTTCGTTTCGAAAAACGTCGTCACCACCGTCGTCAAGCCGTCGCTGGCGTCCGGTGCCCTCACCGTCCCGGTGCAGATCAGGAACAGCAGCAGCGGCGCCATAACCGAGCCGCTCGATTTCAGCTTCACCGAGGCGCCGCTGGCCGATCTCGAATCGTCGGATCTCGAGGACGACGAGGGTGGCAGCGATACGATCGAGCTGACCGAGATCATCGGCATCGGACCGTCTATCGCGACGCAGCTGCAGAAGGCCGACGTTGCCGACGTTCGCGCGCTGGCCAAACTCAACAAGAAGGAAATGGCGGCACTCGACGAGCAACTCGGCCTGGGTGGCCGCTCGGCCCGTGACGACTGGCTCGGACAGGCCAAGAAGCTGGCAAGGTGATGAATGCCCACTGGCACGGAGATCATGCTTCGAGCAGCGACGCTGCTCAGTGACACCAGCTTCACCCGCTGGCCGTGTGCAGAGCTATGTGACTGGATCAACGAGGCGACACGCGCCATCGTGTTGGCCAAGCCGTCGTCCAGCTCGAAGACGCTGATCTTCAAGCTGGCCGCCGGCACTCGTCAGACCATCAATCCCTACGGCTTGAACCCGCCGTCGACCGGCACCTTCACCGCCGGCGCCTACCCGCTGACGCTGCTCAACGTGCTGCGCAATGTCACCGTCGCGCTGGACGCCAACGGCGTCCTCCAGGTGACGTCCGGTGGTCGCATGATCAAGCCGGTCGATCGCGCGCTGCTCGACGCGCAGGAGCCGAATTGGCACAACAAGTCGATCCTGCAGCAGAAGCGTGAGGTCCGTAATTTCACCTTCAACGAGACGGTGCCCTACGAATACTATGTCTACCCCGGCAACGACGGCACTGGTTATGTCGAAGCGGAAGTCGGCGTGCTGCCGCAGCCGATCGTGGCCAGGCTGCCGGTGCCCAACCCGCAGGGCTACACGCTGACGCAACCACAGTCGTTCAACCAGCAGATCGGCCTGCCCGAACCGTATTCGGTGCCGATCTTGGATTACGTTCTCTACCGCTGCCAGATGAAGGACGACATCGACGGCGCCGCCGGCCGTTCGGCCATCCACTACCAGCAATTTGCGTCTGCGATCGGCATAAAAGTGCAGGTCGAGCAGGCGCATAGCCCGAATGCGAAACGCTGATGCCGCGCGCGACCGACGAGCTGCTGTCGCAAGTCCTGCCCTTCGCGCCGAGCGCGCCGGAGCCGGTGGCGTTGCGCTACATCATCGAGGCGTGCCGCGAGCTGTGCCACAGCGCACGCCTGTGGCGCGTCTGGCACGACGTCCAGGTGGTGGTCCCCGACGCGCAACCGATCGTCACCGTGCCCGACGCCGAGATCGTCGAGATCCAGACCGCCCGGCTCAACGGCCACGATCTGCTGCCGGTCACCGTCGGCTGGCTCGATCAGAGCCACCCAGGCTGGGACCGCGACCCGGTCACCGGCTCGTCGCGCTTCATCACCCAGACCAACCCCCGGCTGATGTCGTTCTGGCCGCGCGAGAAAGGCACGGCGCAGATCCGCCTTGTGCTGCAGCCGTCGCTCAACGCGCTGACGCTGCCTGACGTCCTGGTCGGCCTGCACGCCACCACGGTTGGCCGCGGCGCCGCTGGCATGATGCTGATGCTGCCAAGCACATTCGCCAATCCGAACCTCGGAGCCGCGCTGTACTCCGAGTTCAGATCCAAGCTCGCATCGCTGAAGGTCGAGCACACCAAAGGCCAGCCGGGCGCACGGCTGCGCACCACGGGAGCGTACTTCTGATGCCAGCTTCAACCGCAATCGGCGACTCGATCCTCAACTGCTATCTGCGCGGCATCGTGCCGGTGCCACCCGCCCGCCTGTGGGTGGCGCTGCACACCGCGGACCCGACCGTCACCGGCGCCAACGAGGTGTTGCTGTCGGCGTGGCCGAGCTACATCAGGCGCGATCCGTCGGCCGGTGGCACCATGGACACCGCCTTCACGCCGTCGGCCAACAAGCTCGTCGCCAACGCTCTGCGCATGGAATACGGCATCATGGACGGGCCGACACCGCTGGTCATCACCCACTTCGCGCTGTGGAATGCGTTGATCGGCGGGCAGATGTACATCTACGGCACGCTCGATGTGTCGAAGACGCTGGCGCCGTCCGACGAATGCGTCATCAACCCGAGCAGGCTGCAGGCCACGGTGATTTAAGTGGCGCTGGCGCCGATCCGAGGATCGATCAATGACCGCGAGATCAACTACTATCCGGTCGACGGCGCTGACCAGTTCTCCACGGAGATCAGCGGCACGGCTGGCGTCTCTTTTTCCGGTCTTCTCAAGGCCACCCAGGTTCGCAATCTGGGGTTCATGCGCTCAGACATCACGCTGCCGTCGCATATCACCAAGCTCACTTACGTCCACTCGATCAAGGGCGCTTCCGCCGTCCAGCTGCCGACCCATGTTTTCGTCAATTACGTGTTCACGATGGGCGGCCACAGCGAGGTCGGCGTCGAAGGTGAACTCGAGGCGACACTGGCTTATACGCTGGGGGGCCTTTCCGAATCAGCGTTCCTCGGACTGGGCGAGGTCAACAGCTACATCTCGTTCATCGGAACGATGGGCATCGGCTTCGAACTCAACGGGACGTTCGAACGCACCTTCTTCAGTCGCTGGAAGATCGTCAGGCGCATCACCGTTCCGTTCGGAGCGGGCCGTCGGTTGTCGCTGCGGTTCGAACACCGCAGGATCGTCCTGGCTGACGACTTGGCCACGCTCGCGCGGCAGAAAGAGGATGTGATCAAGTGACAACCGCAGCCGCCCTGGCCCACCTTGAGAAGACGGCCGCCGAT